GTTTAACACGACGAAATACATTTTTTACCAATAAGTATTCATCGGACCCCCTACTACTTGATAGGAATGATTGGTATTCTAAATTGGGTAACTCGCGGAAATATGACATTAGAATCCTGTTCCTTGACTTCCCGTACCTGTTTCATAATCTTCTGCGTAAATTGGAGTCAGTTCTCGAAATGTTAATGCCATAGTCATATGAACCGGCGTGGCATCTGAATAAGTCGCATAAGTTCCTGAACCAGTATAATTTACCGTTATATTCATAAGAGCACAAATCTTAAATCTATTTAGATATGGATGTGGGCTTCCCCCACTCATATATTCTATTCTAAAAACTTCTGGTGCCTTAAGAAACAATCCAGCGGCATCTTCTCCTTTTTTACCTTTTTTAGCGGCGCTGTGTATTTTAAATTTTTTAATAATCTCTTTTACTACCATTGCTTCTCTTTCAGAACGAGGAACAATATCATAGGTAAAAGTAAATGGTTGTCTCAAAGTAATTCCACTAAAAAGTAATTCAATATTTGAGTTAAATACTGTTCCAGCAAATCTTGAAGTAAATTGTGATGTTTCTGTGTTTTTTCCGGAAAGTATATTTGCCATCAAACCTATGATTGCTCCCTGTGTCATTCTTTGTGTTGTTCCAGAAGAGGCGGCTCCTAAAAATTTTTGGAATCCTGCATCAACTTTAGATTTAATCTCTTCAAAATTTCTAGATGAAAGTAACCCCTCTCCGGCAGCGGCAACTGCTGCTTTTAAAGGTCCCATTGAACCTTCTCCCCAGGTCGCACTATTACTATCTTGTATATTATCGGGAATTGGTAATACCACAGTCCCCTTCTGTCTTTGAAAATCATCTTTGCCTCCTACATTACCATATACATCATCAGAAGATCTTAAGGAAAGGGTGCCTGAACTATATCCAAGTCCCGGTGCCTCATACTGAAGAAAAGTAATTTTTAAATAATCATCAGATGTTTCGAGTTTTGTAAGTGGATATCTATAATTAAACGGAGCGGGGATTGCCATTTATAGTTTTTAGTTATTTATGGATTTTTTACTAATTTTTTATATGCTACTCTCAGTAATAAATTAAACTCTGCTGGACTAATTTCATATAATCCAGTAATAAGACGATCACCATCCGATGTATTATATTGTCTTATTTTATCTAAGTGATAATTGAATCCTCTAAATCCTTTTGGTAATAAATCTCCTGCTTTAATCAAAGGATATCTATCATAAAGTAATTTGGGCGTTTTTGCATAATAAATGTAGGTATAATATTTTCCTGCTTCTGGAAACATTCCGCGATTAGTATTCTCAATTGCTTCTAATATCATATTCATTCTTTTATCAGAACTTGAAACTCTTCGCAGATCTTCTAAAATAGGTCTAATTCTATTTCTGATTTGTTCTGGTCTTCTTCTAAAGTCTTTTGGATTTTTATCCTTATAGTCATCATCATTTCGTATTAAAGAAACTAATTGACTTTTTGTTAATCTACTATACGCAGTACTCGATTGTCCGCTCTTTGTGAAACTGTGAATAATCGTATAAAAAGCAGCAATTTCTTTAAGTTCTTCAAGAGTGTAATCTTCTAGTTTTGGTTTTTCGTATCCTGTGATTGCCATTTTTATGATTTGATATTAAGTTCTTTTTCGGTTAGAATAACAAAATCATAACCACGATCTAAGCACCATTCTCTTGCTGCTTCCCATTTTGCCTGATTTTTTGCATACTCATAAACTTCACTAATATATCTTTTTGTTTGTCTCTTGGGTTTTGTTGGTGGTTCTGTTTGTTTTTTTGGTTTAATCTCTACTAAGTATTTTTTAATACTTCCGTCAGGATATTGTTCTTTTACAAAAAAATCTGGAAAATATCTATGTGCCGTATTCTTATTATCTATTGGAGATTTATACCAAATATAAAACTCCTCACTCGACCATTCTAGTATATTACTATTACCATCAAGATATTTCATATACTTTCTTTCCCATAAAGATCTATAAATTATGTTTGTTGGATCGCCTTTATACTTTTCTGGGTTTTTAACTTTATACTTTCCTTTATAAGACATCTAAATACTTATACTATTAAGACTTATAAAAGGTATTTAGAGTGCCTAGTATCCGTAGAATATCAGACTTTAAACCGCTGTTTACTAATTTAGCGCAAACCTCTCATTATCAGTTAATATTTGGAGGTCTTCCATCAGATCTACAAAGTTACCTTATAAAAAAAGGAGTTTCTCCATTTTTTATTGCTGAATCTGCTGGTCTTTTGTGCCATAACGCATCATTACCTGCATCTAATCTTACTACTAAAACTGTTGATGGAAATTTTACCGGAGTTTCTGAAAATTTTGCTGTTGCCAGAACATATGGAGAAATAACTCTTGATTTTTATGTTGATTCTAATTATTTAATGATAAAATTTTTAGAGTCTTGGATGGAATTTATTTCGAGTGGGTCTCATAATCCCATAGGAAATCAATTTGCTGGTCCCGTACATCAAGGAGAAGCAAATTATTTTGTAAGAATGCAATATCCAGAAACTTACAAGACAAGTTTTACTAAAATTATTAAGTTTGACAGAAATTATGAATATTTTAAGCAAATAGAATACACTTTTGTTGGACTCTGGCCTGTGAGTATAAGTCCTCCAGTAGTTTCTTATAATCAATCGGAAGTTTTAAAGATTTCGGCAACTTTTAAATATGATCGTTATATTGCTGGTAGAGCATTAAGTTTGAATAGATTTATTGGTGATGATAACAATAAGGAAAGTAATACCAATAATAATTCTACCGGAACTTTAGTCCCAGTTAGAGGAACAAGTGGTGTTGTTTTTTATGATCGAAGTATTGATACAAAAACTACTGCAGAAGTAAATAGAAGATTTTTTAATTCTTATGGTGATCCAATTATTAACTAAATATACTTAATATGATTTGAATTAAAAAAAATGCCTTTACCAAAGATTGTAACACCGACATATAGTTTAGAAATACCATCTATTAAGAAAGAAATTAAATATAGACCTTTTCTTGTAAAAGAAGAAAAGATTTTAATTATTGCTATGGAGAGTGAAGATCCAAAGCAAATTGCCGAGGCACTTAAGACCGTAATTGGAAATTGTATTATTACCAGAGGTATTAAAGTAGATCAATTATCAATTTTTGATATTGAATATATTTTCTTAAATATTCGCGGAAAATCTGTCGGAGAAGATGTTGATGTTCTTTTAACTTGCCCTGACGATGGAACAACTCAGGTTCCAGTAACAATAAATCTTGATGATATTTCTGTTGTGGTAAAACCAGAGCATTCTAAAGATATTAAACTTGATGATAATTTGAAATTGAGAATGAAGTATCCTTCTATGAAAGAATTTATTAAAAATAATTTCTCAAATGATGGGGGAATGGGTGTAGATGATACTTTTGAGATGATTGTATCTTGTATAGATCAAATTTACTCAGAAGAAGAGTCTTGGCCTGCATCAGATTCTACCAAAAAAGAACTAGAAGAATTTTTAGAGCAATTGACCTCTCAACAATTTAAAGAAATTGAAGAATTCTTCAATACGATGCCTAAACTTTCTCATACAATTTCAATCAAAAATCCCAATACTGGTGTGGAAAGTGATATTACATTAGAAGGGTTAACAAGTTTTTTCGCCTAGGATTGGCGCATGAGGATCTTGCGTCATATTATAAAACTAATTTTTCTCTAATTCAACATCATAAATACTCTTTAGAAGAGTTAGAAAATATGATTCCTTGGGAGAGAGAAATTTATATTAATTTACTTCATCAGTATATTGAAGAAGAAAATATGAAGAATCAATCTAATGGATAAAGAAAATTCTATACCATCAACTTCTTTGGTTGGTCTTCAAGATCAACTCAATACTATTCGTTCGGAAATTTTTACAACAAATGTTAATCTTCGAGGTATTGGTAAGTTAATAGAATCTGATAGATCACTAGATCAAAGATATCTTTTAGAAGAAAGAGAGCAGGAAAAAAAACTTTTAGAATCAAAAATTAGACAAGGAGCAGAAAATGAACTAGAAAAAAAAGTTTCTGCTTCTCTTCAATCGCCATTAACTTCTACGGAAAAAAGTGTAAATTCAATTTTTAGTAAAATAACTACTGCTCTTGGAGCATTATTTGGATTTTTTGGTAATAAAATCCTACAAGGATTTAAATTAAGTGTTAAACTTGGAATTGGAGCACTTACTAAAATTGGAAATCTTCTAAAAGGATCTTTTGGATTTATTACTTCTACATTAGGAACATTAAGTAAAGGTTTTACCTCCGTACTATCAGGAATTGGAGGAATTACTGGAAAAGTTATTAAATCTTTATCAGCACTTGCTACATCTCCATTTAAGGCAATCGCCAGTTTAGTCAAATCATTATTATCAGGACTTAGAGGTGCTGCTCCTGTTGCTGCTGTTGGCGCTGGCGCATCTGGTGTACTATCGTTTTTAACTAAAGCACTTGGCATTGGTGCCAGAACTTCTACCGCAATAGATGCCGTCGAAAATTTTCAAGAAGGAAAATATGCTGAAAGTGCTATAAATGCCGCAGCAACCTTTGCTCCTATTCCATTACCAGCTTATATTCTTGGTGGAATGAAATTAACCGGAAATGAATTAGATCTTTCTAATTTTAATCCTTCTGGAATTGTCGAATCGGTAAGTTCTGGATTTTCTGGACTTATGAAATCCGGGTCAGATTTTTTGTCTGGGTCTGGATTAGATCTTGGTTTTTTAAATAATCCGGCGCCGGAAGTAAAAGGTACTGTAGAAGAAGGATCTTCGCAATCATCAGTCCAACCACAAAGTCCTATGATTCCTTCTGCTGCTCCAAAATCATCACCGGTAGCAGAACCACAATCTCCGGTAATTCCTCCACCAACTCCTGAAATGGTGAATAAATTCCAAATGGCTTTTGACAATAGAGATAAAGCGTTCGCAAGAGGCAGAATTGAATCCGCTTGGAAAAATATGAGTCCGGTAGAACAACATCAAGCAAAACGATGGGTAGAATCTAAAGGATTTTCTTGGAGTGTAATGAGATTGCCGGAGCCAAATCCAATTCCAATACAATCTCCATCTGGACCAGTTGGTCTTGAAGTACTTCCATTTAACCCACAATCACCACCAAAACCAAATCTTGGAAATTTACCAGAACCACCAGCAGATATAGTGGTACTTGGGAATAATGAGGAGCAATCATCATCTGTGATCGCAAGTAATTCACAAACAATTACGGATGTTCCACTTATTCCTTCTGGAAATCCTGATAATTTTTATACATTATATTCTCAGGTTAATTATAATGTAGTGTTCTAAAATGGCAATATCATCACCAATTTCTTTGTTAAGATCGACTACCTCACAAACTACAAAGACAACAAAATCAATTCAAAATACATTAACCGTAGGAATATCCAAAAAGAAAAATTTATTATCTAGTGTTAAAATTTTTAAGAATAGACGCCGTGATTTTGAGAGAAGAGAAATCCAAAAAAATGTAATTACTAGTTCTGCTTTTCTTACTAAATCTGGTGGTGCTAAATCTTTATCCTTATCTGATGGAGGTTTAAACATTACAGATAGATTATTTGGATTTGTTAAGTATCTTACTGCTGGATGGATATTGGGAAATCTTCCAACCTGGATTAGTTTGGGGGGACAATTTGTTGGAAGACTTGGAACTGTTGGGTCTATTTTAAAAAATTATGGTGACGAAACACTTAATGTGATGAAAAGTATAACGGGAATTTTTGATTCAGCTTTAAAAAATCTTTCCGCATTTGATTTTAGTGACAATTCTGGATTGATGGAAAGTTCTATCGGTGAATTAACAAAATCTCTTGATGATTTGGGAGATGGACTATCATCTGCTCTTGATGTTTTATTTGCGCCCTTTAAGGATGTTCCTCCAATCGGTGAAATTACTCAAGAACCTGATGCATATACTGATCGACCACAGCAACCTCCACAGCAATCTCCTATAGACGGTAAGAACTCTGATTTTTGGACCTTAGTAGCAGTTGCTGCAAGAGAAGATAGTGATCCTCAGGGACAGGCAGATGTGGCTCAATCAATTTATAATCGTGCGAGAGCAGGTAATTTTCCGGGAGGAACAAGTATTAGAAATATAATATTGTATCGCACACAATATGAACCAACTCGCAGATATCCAAAACCAAATCCATCTAGAGATACAAATCCAGAGTGGTTTCAGATTAAAGATGCCGAGTCTGCAGCAAAAGCAACTGGATTTGAAGTTTCTACAATACAAGGTGTTGCCAGAAATATAATGAATCCTTCGTTACAAAAAAAGGCTGCAGAATTTATTCAAAACAGAACTGACTTTGTTGGAAGAGATATGCCTACTCCTACAGGTAGCACAACAGACATTATACAAAGAAATCCTGGTGATAATAAATTTGGGACTTTTGTTGGTTCGGGTTCTCAAACATCCGGAACAAAATACAAAGGTCAACCGGCACCTGTTCCTTCTTCTTTTACGCAAAATCAGTCACCTAATCAAACAACACCAACCAGACCACCAGTACAATCACCACCAGGACAAAGACGCTTAAGAAAAAAAGATTTCCTTACAAAATCTCTTGGTAAGGGAGTTGATTTTATTCAAATTACAAGTCTTGTTGGAGATTGGAGACCACATGGATCTCATGGTGGAATTGATGTTGCCGCTCCTTTTGGAACTTATATTGCTTTGAGGGTAGATTGTGAAGTTGTAAGACAAGGTGATACTGGTGGAGGATATGGAATAAGAATGGATAT